TCGTCTGTCAGTACAACGTCTGCTAACTGAGTCCAATCACATTCAGCAATTAAACTATTTCGTGTAGCACGAACTGATTTAGCTTGTTCAGCGTCTTTTGCGGCAATACCATCTGCATCTAAATCGCCTACAGAATACTTGGTAAACCATTTGCCATTAATCTCTTGCACACCATCTCTAAAACCTATTTGGTAGCGTGTAGGCTGTGCTTGTGCGCCTTCTAATACTACATCCGCACCTAACTCATTTAAAACGGCTTCAGTAAGTAGCGGCAATGATGTGTTGGGGAATAATGCACGAAACTCGCTTTCATACATTACTTGTCCTGATTCTCTAATTCTAATTTCCATGATTTTTCCTTAATAATGCTAGTCTTTGTTTGTTTGCTTTTTTAGGCAACATTAACTTACCGTTTATTGCTTCCCATTCTGATTGAAACTTTTTTAAAGACCCCCATGAACTACCAAATTTTATTATGGCGGCATCACGAGTTTCATTATTTGCAACAGCCCAATCTAACGCTTTAAATAGATTTTGTCTTGCAACTTCTATCTGTAATTGTCTAGCTTTTTCCCAGTTAGGTTTATGTCCATTTGCTTTGCGAGTAGCAACTGCTTTTGCTCTAACTTCAGAAGTTGCTGCTTTTGCACATCTATCAGCTATAGCTTCAGGTGTTTGCATCCAAGATTGATGTTTTGCCCATGCAACACTTGTTTTTCTACTTTCGCTTTGCCTTAATTTTGCTTGTTCAGTAGTTTTGCGCCCAGTTCTAGCTTCAGACCATTTGCGTTTAGTTTCCTCTGAATGTTTTTGACCAAGAAATCCACCAACAGAATTTTTATGAGCATTATATAAACGACCGCTATCAAAACATTGTTCTAAAATAAAACTTTCAAGTTCTTCTAAATTTTCAATAGATTCAGGCCATACTAACTTAAACTCAAAATCAGTTTCTTTTCTAGCAGACCAAGAATGTTGTAATCTTGGATTTTTATGAATGTTAGAACGCAAATCAGATATATGTCTGCGTTTTCTAGCATTAAAATCAATGGTACGCCCTATGTAGAGCATACCTGTGACTTTATTTTTTATTTCATATATTCCGCTATTCATTATGCAATGCTCAAAAATATATACGAAGCCCCATTTACATTTAAGTTATTTGTCGTTTCCTGATTAACAATAAAGCCACTACTGTCAGGGTCAATACAATCAGTTCCAGTAACTTCTGCTGCTGTTGTATTTAATGCAAGAGTTGGGTCATTGCCAGCCACAATGCCACGAGCAGAATCTATTACTTTCCAATCCCCTGTTGCGCTTGTACATTTTACCATAATGAACCTTGCCCCTGTCGTAAAGCCACAGTTAATAGTTTGACTTGAGCCGTTACCTGTGTATGAGCCTACTTTAGATACACCAGCGCACGTTGCAAATAGGTAGGCAACAAAATTGGATGCAGATTTATTTACTACAATAGATGTTCCAAGTGAAAATACTGTTGATGTGGGAGTTGTGTTATTCCATACTGTACTTGCTGTTTGTGAAATATTGTCTGCATTTAATATTAAGTATTTTGTATTACCTGTAGTTGAATTATATACGAACCAATTAGAAGCATCTGTTCTGCTTTTAACAAGTATTAATTCAGGAATAACGCCAAGATTATGGTTTACTGTTCTAGTAACACCAGTCCCTGTATAACACACTACATCAAAGAAGCCTGGTGCGCGTTTAAACATCCAATAAATTACCGGTTGATTATTGTTAAGCCATCCATCAACATATTTAGTATTGCTATCAAATAATGAGCCTGTTCCTGTTGCTTCAGAATTTGTAGATGATGATGTAAGCCTTCTATCTCCACTACGCAATCTGTCAATTACCGTTGAATTAGAACTGTCAGTTAAATTTCTTAATGCTTCTATTGTTAAATCTACTGGAAAATTTGCAGTAACTGTAATTGGCCCTGTGCCTTTGGTAACAGCAACAGGACTAAACACCTCTGTTCCTGTCGTAGGTGTTTTCATTGGTCTGCGGATAGCGATGTAGATGAATGTTAACCCACCAGTTAATCCAGTAGTTGTAAAACCTGTTGCATTTGGGCTTGCGGTATCATTAACACCTTCAGCGTTTGAATTATTAGGAAATAATCTAGCAGAATTATTGCTAGAACCAGTTGTGGCAGTAAAGCCACGCATATTATCAATTGTTGTCCAATTGCTTACTCCGCTAGATGCTTTAATCATTATCCATTGCGGCTCATATCCAAGATTGACTGTAGCTGCGCCACCGCCATCAGTAGTAAACGACCCACAGCTAATCACATTATCTGTGCCGCTTAAGCCAAAGCCACCTGCATCGTGGGCGAATAGGTAAGCAACGTAGGTTCTACCACTTTGATTGACATTACCTAATGGTAATCCACCGTTTGTGAATCCTTGAGTGTCAAAATATGTAGAAGTTGCATAAGTTGATATATTATTAGACCCTGTTTGCGCGCCAGTATCATTTAATACTAAATATCTATATGTTGAATCATTTGCTCTTGATGCAACAACCCATGAAACAGCTGTAGATGTGCATTTAATAATAATACAACCTGGAACTGAACCTAGGTTATGTGTAATTTGACGACTACTAGCCCCATTCCCAGTATAAGTAACAACATCAAAGAATTTAGGTTGTTTGCGGAATGTCCAAGAGGCGTAGGTTGTGCCACTTATATTTGCGTAATTAGTAGAAGCTTTAAGAGTAAAACCATTAGAGTTATAAGAATTTATATCAGTTGGGTAATCATTTGCACCTTGCGTAGTGTCAGAAAATAACATTCCTGAATAAGCAGTACTCATTAGCGTATGGTTGTAACCAGGGTTGTTTCTCCCTTTGCTCCAAACTAATCCACCTTTACCTGACAAATCTATGCCATTAGTAATAGTCTGCGTAGAGCCGTTACCTGTGTATAAAAAACATGAAAAAACGTCTTCCACAAAAGTAGCAGGGCCTGATGCGCCTGCTGCTGACATTACTATATCATTAACAGCCATGTGTAGCCCTCCACTCTTTAGTTAATGCTTTATCTACACTATAGCCATATATATTTAGCCTAGCCCATACAGTAGCTATTTTTAAGCCTAATTCATCGCACCATTGTTGCATTGTTTGTTTCTTTCCATTATGTTCAAGAATAACATTGCTTCTTTTATTATTGGCTTGAGTTTTAGCATTAGCCCATATTACATTTTCTTTGCAATAATCGCCATTATTATCAACTCTTTCTAATGACATACCTTCTGGCCTTTCTCCCATATCGGCATAAAAGCCTTCAAAAGATTGCCATGATTCACAAATGTTTATTCCTCTACCGCCATATCTATTATATGCTTGACTATTTTTATCATTGCAACGCTGCATCATTGCCCACCAAATATTAAATATTGGCGTTTTTGCCATGCCATGTTTAAAATTTACTTTAGCAATACTTTCTTTAGCTAAACATCCACAAGATTGCGTCATACCATTTCTTAATAAGCTTCCCAATACTTTTTTGAACTTTCCACAATCACATTCGCAAAGCCAATAAAGTTGATGATGCTTGTTATATCCATCTTTATTATGGATAAGCAATCTTCCAAATCTTTCCCCAGTTAAATCTCTAAATTTGCCCATATTATTTAATATCTTTTCCTAAAACAAGCCCTGACCAAATTGTGCCGCCATCATAAGTAAAGAAACCCAATACATCCCTACCACTAGCAGTTAATGTAGGCGCAGTACCAGCCGCCCATTTCATGCCTGACCACCAAGTAATAGCAGCAGAACCGCCATTAGTTAAGTTAAGAATTAATGTTGATACAGAACCGCTTGATGCTGTATTGCTTACAGTAAATGTAGTCGCACCTGATAATGTGTGAGTAAAGTAGTTTGCATTAGCAAGGTTAAAGTTATTTGAACTTGATGCTGTGCTTGTTTCTTTAAATCCAGTAATTGTTTTATTGGTTAAAGTCTGTGTGCCAGTTAAAGTTACATCGCCTGTTGTTATATCGCCACTACCAAGAATAGATGTACTATTGATAGTTTTAATGTTAGTACCTGAAACTAACGTCGCTTGAACTGCAACATCGCCACTACCTAGCAAACTTGTGCTATTGATAGTCTTGATGTTTGTGCCTGACGTTAAAGTATCTTGTTTAGTTGCTGGAGTAATAGCAGCCCATGATGTTAAGTCTGCATCATAAGCCTGTACGCTAACACCAATATCAGCAGTCGTTAAAAATCCTGATGATGGAACGTATGTTACTACCCAAGCTGAACCTGTGTATGCTTTCATTACATTAGAAACTGTGTTCCAATATAAAGCACCTGTTAGTAAAGCATTACCATCATTATCTAATGTCGGGTCTGAAGATTTAGCACCTAGATAACGGTCATCAAATGAGTCGTAAGAAGCAGCCGCAGCAGTCGCACTAGCAGTAGCACTTGAAGCAGATGTAGCAGCATTATTCTCGCTTACTAACGCAGCAGCAGCACTTGTAGCAGCACTTGTTGCACTACCTAATATGCCATCAACGTAAGTCTTGGTTGTTGCATCTTGGGCATTTGTTGGGTCACCTAATCCTGTTACTTTGTTGGTGGCCATTGCTATTGCACCAGACATTGTACCACCAGTATTGTTTAATTTGCCTGATAGCGATGTGTCAATTTCTGTTTTTGTGTATGCGTCTGTAATGCCAAAGCCAGAGATTGTAGTAGGATTAGTACCTGCTGTAGCACGACCAAAAGCATCCACAGTAATTGATTTGTATGTGCCTGCTGTAACACCAGTAGTAGCCAAGTCAATCTCGTCTGCACCTACAACGATACGGCTTGATGATGCTGTGTTGACGTTGATTGTGTTGCCTGTTTTGCTTAAACCTGTACCTGCTGTGATTTGACCAGCACCAGAGAATTGCACCCAAGTTACTGCTGTAACACCTAATGTACCACCTGCTGCTGATGTACAAGTCCAACCGCTATCAGCGTTAGCTGTACCACCTTCTACAAATACAAAGGCAGATACTAACTCATCCCATGTGTTTGCGTCTGATGACCTATCCCATGTTGATGCGGCTGCTACATATATACCGTTTTCTGCTGGTGCAGTTTGGTCTTTAACTAGAACCCTGTCACCTGCAATAACAGATACGCCATCAATAGTTTGTGTGCCTGATAATGTAATATTTGCAGTAGTTGCTGCGACTGCTGATGCTTTAGCATCCAAACCTTGAACAGAATTGTCTACATAGTTTTTAGTTGCAGCGTCTTGTGCGCTTGTTGGGTCACCAAGGCCTGTAATCTTGCTTGTACCCATCGCAATAGCACCGGACATAGTGCCACCAGCAAGGTTAAGTTTTAATGCGTCATTGGTGTCTACATAACTTTTAGTCGCTGCGTCAGAAGGATTAACTGGAGTAGCTAGACCTGTAATAGTGCCTACCGTGCCAGATGACATATCTAACGTGCCATCAATCGTTACGTTATTGAATGTTGATGTGCCAGATACTGCTGTAACATTACCCGTTACATTGCCAGTTAAGTTACCTGTAACATTACCAGTTACGTTGCCTGCTACTGCGCCTGTTACGTTACCTGTAACGTTACCCGTTACATTACCTGTTAAACCACCTACAAAGCCTGTTGTGGCTGTTATAGTTGTTCCTCGTACAGTTTGTGCTGTGGTATTACCGATGACTGTGTTATTAACAACACCACCGCCTACCGTAGCATTAGTGCCTAAGTTAGCAGTAGATGTCATGGTGACAGCACCGTTAAAGTTGGCTGCACCGTTATATGTGTGCGTTCCGGTTGTTGTAGTAGTGCCAGCAACAGTTAAGTTACCGCCTACAGTAAAGTCGCTGCCGTCTGAGCCGTCTTGTTGATTCTTTAATTGTGACATCAACTCACGGAAGGAGTTGTTCACGTTTGAAGGTAGCATCCCCTCGCCAATGTTTATACCATCAATATCGGTATTATTAGCTGGGGTAGAACTAAACTCGCTTATCTTGGTTTTTGCCATAATTATTCCTTGTTATTTCTACTTATTAATCTAATAAACCAGGTTGTGTGTTTAATTGATTATATGAACTTACTGCAGCAGATGCTGGTAATCCAACAATACCTTTATTTGCTGGCATTGGAACTCTTTTTAATGCTTTGCTTGACTGATACATCATTCGTGCAATTAATGCTTTAAACGCATCACTTCTATCAGCCATCATACCTGCTAGTTGAACTGGGTTATTTGATAGACCTGCAATGCCAACTGGATTATTTTTTAATGCAGTATAAGCCCTAGATTCAGCAACATCTAATGCGTTGATTAAATCTGATTCTTTTGCATTTAAAAGATTAACACTTGGTTCTACTCTTGCAATTTCTTCTTTTAATCCACGTGCGCCAGCCCTTTGTGCTTCTTTGGTTGCACCACCAAGTTCTGCAAAGTTCTTTTCACCAATAGACTTATAAGTGCCTTGTTTCATTCGTTGTGCTAACTGCACACCAAATTCATCAACATTTTGTGATGGTAACAATAAACCTGTATTTACAGATTGTGGTAATTTTTCATTTGCTTGAAATGCTTTTTTTACAGCTTTAACTGCTGCAACGTCAGAAGATGAATCAATTTGATATTTATAAGAATCCTCTAAATCATCAAGATATTTTAAAACAGCAGATTTACTAACTTTTTTATCAGAGTTAGCAATTATTTCTTTAATTTGGTCATTTAAAGAATAGATTTTATCTTGTATAGTATCTAAACCACGACCAAATATTGTTCTGCCAATAGTTGGATTTACACCTTCTTCAAGCATTGTTGTTACTGCTCGTTGACCTTCACCAGATGCTAATTCCTTCTTGCCTGGCTTAATAGCAGACATCATTAATTTATTAGCACCAGAACTTAATGGACTTGCTAATAGTTTAGGTGCATTTGGTAATAGGCCGCCAGTTAAAGAACCTGCAACAGTATTCTCTGCCCTGCTTTCTGAACCTAATGTTGGCTGTAATGCACTATATACTGCGCTTAATGCCATACTGCCACCAGTACGATTTGCACCAGGAACAAACGCTAATGGAACTGCTGTAGCTACATTACCTGCAATAGCACCTACAGGCGCTTCTTCAGCAATAATTCTATTTTGCTTAATTTGAGATGTATCATATTGCTGTCTAGGCAATGCTGTATAACCTTGAACTGGCACAGATGATGTTTCACCTGTTCTTGGGTTAATGTACTCTTGTGGGTTTGTTAACTCGCTATATAATTGTTTAGCGCCTTCATACAAGTTAGATGGTGCAGTAGCAGCACCTTTTAAGTTGCGAGATAACCATGATTCTTCTTGTAACGCAGCCCTA